TGAGAAATATCTGTTATTTAAAAAAATATTTTATCCAGACTGGAATAAATTTGGCAAATCGGCGGGTTTTAGAAGAAATAAAGACATTATAGAAAATTCAGATATTGTTATTGCTTTTTGGGATTCTGAATCTAAAGGGACAAAACATTCTATAGATATTTCTAAAAAATTAAATAAAAAAATATATATATTTGAGTATAAAAGGAATTTTGATAAATGGACTTAAAAAATAAATCAGAATCATTAGCAAAAAAGATGAATAAAATCACTGAAAAATTTAGTGATAATTTAGATCTTGCTGATGAATTGGTTCTAACGGGCGATGATGTTCTTGAATCAGTTCAAGAAAAAACGCAAGATGTAGCTTTATATTCTTCAGATATGTTACCAGCAGAAATTATTAATCTAGATAATCTGATTTCTGATTTTAAGTATGTTAGAGAAACACTAAAAGAGAACACAGAAAATGGTCGAAAAGTTCTAAATGTAGTAACTGAAGAATTGCTTGATTTTGATGCTGAAAAGAAAGCTGGATTAATCATGTCATTTGCTGAATTAAATAAAGCAATGGCAGATAATATGAAACTTTATATTATTGCTTATAAAGAAATTTCAAGAACCTTACTTAATTTGGATAGTATTAAAGGCAATAATAATCCAAAAGATAAATCAACAGAATCGCCTAAAGATATTACTCCGGTTTCAACGACAGATCTCATTAAAAGATTATCTGAAAATGAATAAAAGTTTAAGATTCAATCTTGGAAAGATAATTTTTGATTTTAATTTTGCTAGATCTTTAAAGTGGGAAGAAACAAAACCTTCTTCAAAAACAACACATTTATTGTCTCTTTTAGTTCTAAATGATCATGAGAAAAATAAACTCATTTCATTTATACTTGGCCCGTTCAAACTATCTATAGGAATACCATCAAATGTACATAGCTAAAGAAGAATTTATCTTTAGAGGAAAAATTTATAAAGTTGGTGAGCGAGTGAATAATCCAACGCAAAAATTGATAGATCAGGGCGTTCTATTAAAAGTCATTGATCCAAGAGATTCTAAAGAAATATTACTTGTAGATGATTCTTCAAATGTTGAAATTCTATTAGACTAACTCTTCAAATTTTTTCAAAAAAGATAAAATAGCTTTTAAATTTGGATTTAAGTTCGGATGCTGATCTAAATTCAGTTCAGTATTCATTAATAATTCTAATGGTGCGTATTCTAAGTTTTTACAATCATAAAAAAGAAAATTGTTTCTAGATTTTATTAGTTCTTTTCCAAAATCTTTAATATTAACTTTTTTTAAAGAAAGGCAAAAAGCAAACATAGAAACAAAAGTTTCTGCGCTTTTTGCTGATAGCTCCGGCGTTTCCTCTAAACTTGCACATTCTGCAAACGTTTCATTAAACAATATAACATTTTGAGTATCTAATGGTGGGACTTTTTTTAAATTTTCGCATTGAGCGAATGCCCCGCGCATATCAGTTACATTCGAAGTATCTAGCCCTGAAATTTCTGTTAAGCTGTTACAATGCTTGAATGCAGAGTGCATGTTTTTAACTTTTCCTGTATTCAATAGTTTTATAGATTCAAGTTTTGAGCAACCCATAAACATAGAATCCATATTTGTCACATTTGACATATCTAATTCTGGAACAGATTCAATCATAGAATCCATATAAAACAAATAATCCATATTTACAAAATGGGAATAATCATATTTGGAATTCAGTTCTTCAGAAGAAATTCCATCAATAATTAGTTTTTTTAATTCGCCTTTAGTATAAATTTTTTCTTTCATTATGCTACTGATATAGGAGCTGGATCAGACCACTTAGTCAGAAGTTCTTCATTTAATTTTTCTATTTCTTCTCTAGCTTCATTCTTCAAATCTGCGTAATTAATTCTTGCTCCGCCGATTAGCGCTTGGTCATATTTTCCAGTTATTGTGCCCCAAATTTCTTTAACTTTAGCTTTAGCGTAGGCTTTAATCCACTCATGATTGAAAACTAAATCATTTGAATCGTTTGCTATATATTCGTAATTATAATGAATAAGAGCTGGCCCAGAATAATTTTCAAGAACTTGTAGTTTTTTACTTAAATGATTAAAATTACAAACAATATCATCTCCAAAAAATTTATCAAGCATTGTCTTATTTGCGCTTATTGAGATGATATTTGGAACAATATCGCCCGTTAAAGATGTAGAGAAAAATTGATTTGACCATAAATCTGGAACGTATCCAGAACCAAAGTTAGTGCTAAAATTACTTAATCCAGAAGTTGACCCTTTAGATAACTTAATTAAATTAGTCATTGTATCAGGCATATCATAAGTTCCTGCTCCTGATATTTGAACTATCACTGTATCTTCTAAAGTTCCATACGCAAACTCCGTAAACTTCTGGATTGAATCGTCTATGATCTGGTCTATCTGTGTGTTTGAAACTTCAATATTAATAGTTGGAGACCCAAGTTGAGATTTAATATAATCTCTAAGTCCAGTTTTTGATGTAATTCTAGCCATTATTTTATTCCATATATAGAAATCAAATCACTTCCTGAAGCAATAATGCTGTCCGATCCATCTTTGTCAAATTCTTTATAATATTTCTTATAAAAATTTTCTGCATCTTTAATATTATCAAATGAATCAGTTAATGTATCATTCTTTTTTGAATAAATATAATATTTATTATGTTGTATATTTCTGCTTTCGAGTAAATTTAAATATTCTTTAAAATTCATTAAATATCTCCAATAATTTAATATATTTATAAATATTTTAATGAGATCATATAAAGGTTGGTATAAACTTCTAAATCCTAAAAAATTTATCGCGCCTATTGATGCACATATGGGTTCTTTTAATGAATCTGAATTTTCAGTGAACTACAAATCAAAACTCGAACTCAGAGCATTTAGGTATGCTGATTTTAATATTCATGTGTCTAAATGGTCTGTTGAACCGTGGGCAATAAAATATATCAAACCAACAGACGGAAAAATCCATAGATATTATATAGACCTTTTTTTAGAATTTAAAACTGGAGAAAAATTCATAGTTGAAGTAAAACCAAAGTCTGAAACTCTTCCTCCGAAAAAACCCAGAAAAATTACTGAGAAAAATTCTGTCCGATATCAAAAAGCTTTAATGACTTATGCAGTTAATAGTGCTAAATGGAAAGCAGCTAAAGAATTTGCTGCAAAAAATAATTTAAAATTTATTATTCTTACTGATGAAGTATTAAATTAAAGATTATATCTCTCTTTTATTATATCATCAATAAGCGCGTTTATCTCATCAATAATGATATCAGATCTAAATTCGATTTTAACATTATCAAAAATATCCGCGCTATTTTGATATAGCAATTCAATGTCTTTAATTATTCTTGTTCTGGCGTTTTCGAAATATTCTTTTCTCATTAACATTTTAGTGAAATCAAATTTCATCTTGTAAAAATTTATCTAGTTCTTTCCAACCTGTTTTGAAATGTGGACCAACACGGTTATCTGGTCTAAATATGGAAACTGATTTAATACCATCATTTAAATGAACACTAACTTTTGGTATCCACTTATCTGGATTTACAAACGCGACATGGCCATTAGAATGAGCAAATTTAAGTTCAGTTTTTCTGTATTTTTCTGGTTGTACTTTTGTGAATCCACGCTTTTTTAATATTTCTATCATTTTATCACTAGCCGACTCTTTTAAAAAATCTTTAAATTTCATTTTTATACCTTATAGCAAATTGTGGGTGAACCATGTATATCATCTGATCTCTTGAAAAGTTGAATTCAATCATTTTTCTATAAAATGGATTATTTGCTTTTTTATAAGTATTATAGTATGCTTTACCTCTTCTAGCTAATTTATCGTAATCTTTAATTGAATTAGCCATTTTTTGAGCCTGAGCTTCAGACTTGATATTCTTAACTCTATCATAATCTTTCTTCTCTGGTATTACATATCTAATATCTATTGTAGTCATTTTGTTTTCTTTCCATTATCAAATATCAAATTTATTAAAAAAGCCGGGTACTGCAATTTCAATTATACGAATTTGTGGAAACCCCATTTCTAACATTCTTTCATAGAATGGATTGTTTTTTGGTCCATATTCTCTAATATAAGCTTTCGTTCTTCTGATTAATTTTTTTGCATCTTTAATTGAATTGGCCATTTTTCTAGCTTGTGCTTCAGAAGTTATATTCTTAACACGATCATAATCTTTTTGCTCGGCCACAACATATTTAAATCTTGGAAATTTTTCAACGGTTGATAACAACCACTTATCTTCTGACATTAAAATTGTCCCCAAACATCATCTTCTGTTTTATCTATTATTGGTTTTGAAACTTTATTATCAATATCGCCAGTCTTTTGAATGGTTGTTACGGATGCTGTAACTGAAGCTTCATTGTCTTGAGCACTTGAATCGCTGATTAATTCACCGAAATAATTATCTAAAGTCTCATAATAGACGCCTTCTTCAGCTGAAATATCCATTCCATCAACTTCATTAATTAGTTTAAAGTCATGAGGCTTGCAAGATAATTTAAGTACAGATTTAGAATTATTATGAGTAAATAAATTATTGATTCCAGGGACTTCCCAAGAAGAATTTGTTATTTCCATTACTTTATTATTTGGAAGAACTAACAAGTTCCCAGTAATTGGAACATTCTCGTAAGGATCAATATTTAAATTTAATAAATCTATACTAGATTTAGCAACAAACAAATTAATATTCTCAAAATTCGTCAATCCGAAATTACTGAAAGATGTTTCAGAGGTGTCCCAATCTTCAGATATTTCCGGCAACATATACATGTCATAAATTTGTCCAGGAATAGTTTCAAGATGAGAATAGTCGCCGAAAACAACGTCATCTCTATTGATCTTATCAACGACTAAAAATTTGACTAAAATTCCATACAAATTAATAGCTTCTTCTATTAAAGAAGTATTGAGATTATATTCTGGATTTGTTGCAAAATTAAAATTCATATTATTATTTATAAATAATAGTAAACACAGGATTTAAAATGTCTAAATTAACTGAAGTTGTAAAAAATTTTTTTAAAGCACCAGAACCGCCTAAAAACGATAGTTCTGTAGTAAACCCAGAGAATGTTGTAAATGATTTAACCAATTCCGATTATTGGAACACGGGCATTTTCTTTGATTCTACCGATCAATGGAATAATTCTAGTTTATTCAATAGAACAGAAATAATTGATATTCTTGTTAAACAGAGAGAAAAAATTAGAAAATATCGTCAACTTTCAATGACACCAGACGTAACTGATGCAATTGACGAAATTGTAAATGAAATTATTTTTTCATATGATGATGAATTACCAGTAAAAATTGATATTAACGAAGAAAATGAAAAATTAGTTAAAGCTATAGATGAAAAGTTTAAAAAGATTGTTAAATTAATGAATCTAAAAAGAACGATCTTTAATATAGTTAAAACGGGGTATATTGATGGTCAATTGGTTGTCCATACAGTTTATGATTCTAAAAATACTAAAAAAGGAATAAAATCAATTAAGCTAATTGATCCTTGTATGCTTTATTATGATGCGAAAGAATCAGCATATCGTTATATGGATGACGATAGATTATCTCCAACAATTAATAAAGATGAGTTATATTCTATAGAAGAAATATGTATTGAAGATTTTGGTCTAAAAGACGGAAAAATAAATCTTGGGTATCTTGAATATGCCCTTAAACCAGCAAATATGTTGAGAACGCTTGAAGATTTATTAATTCCATTGAGATTTTCTAGAAGTATCTCAAGACGAGTTTTCAACGTTGATATCGGAGACTTGCCAGTAAAACGTGGTACAGAAGTGATGAATGAACATCAACAGAAATTCAAGTACAAAAAATTCTATAATAACGAAACGGGTGAAATTTCAAATCAACAACATATTTTATCAATGGTTGAAGATTATTGGTTTGCAAATCGATCTGGTGGTAAAGGGACTACTGTAGATGTTCTTGATGAATCTGGAAATCTTGGTGAATTAGATGATATTCTTTATTTTTCCAGAAAGCTTTATAGAGCTATGAAGATTCCATCAAATAGAATTGATATTAATCCTGATGGTGATCGTGATTTTGAATATGATTCAACTAGAGTAACTAAAGAAGATATGAAATTCTTTATGTTTATTTCTAGAATACGACAAGTATATTCTTCGTTGTTTAAAGAAATACTTAAGCGAGAAGTTGTTTCTACCGGAACAATGACTGAATCAGAATGGGAAGATAAAGAAGAACTGATAAAAATTGTTTTCATTAATGAGAACAAATTTATTGAAAATATGAAGCTTGCAAACTTTACTTCTAAACTTGAGATTTATGCCACTGCTCAAGAATATCAAGGGAAGCTATTTTCTGTTCAGAAAATTCTTACTGAGATTTTCCGATATTCTGAGGATGAAATCCAAGAAGAATTTAAAGCGATTCAAAAAGAAGAAAAAGACCCGCTTTTCGCCAAATTTTATAAATCTGATGAGGACGAATTTTAATGAATTTTAGAGAATATTTAAAAGAAACAAGCTTTCCTGGAAGAGCTTGGAGTGGTAAACTTAAACATATAGACAATTTATTATCATGGATGTATGATAAAAATATAATGACGGCTGGAGAAAAAAAGAAAAAAGATTCTTTATTTAACCAATATTATCGCTGGTATAATGATGGCGATTTACCTAGAGGATTCGGAGAATATAGAAATACAAAATCTAAATATTCTCATTCTTATCCTCAATCTGTAAATGATAGAGTTGAAAAACATATAGAAAAAGAAATAGAAGATTTTATCAAGAAAATTCTTGGAAAGTATTCCGGTAAGATAGATAGAGGCAATTTTAGATATGATAAACAGATTGAAAGCATAGATTCTGTTATTTCTGGTATTGATAATGATGATGTTTACCGTTTAATTAATTACTATAAAAAATCTCTAAAAAATGAAGATGCTTTAGATATGATTGAAGTTTTGTCTTATGCTTATAACGAGTTAGATAAAACAGTTAATGACTTTATAGATTCTAATCGTGCAGCGTGGATTGACGCCGGTATTAAAAGTTATGAAATTCCTGGTAATGGATACAACATTAGATATAGAATTGAAAAAATTGAAATATTAAATGGTTCTGTTCCTACTGATATAGAAGAAGATTGGGAATCTCTGAAAGATATGATGGCTGAAATTAAAGAGATTCTAGTGAACGTAAAATCCGCTTTAGAAAAAGCAAAAGCTCTTAGATTATCTTCTTAATATAAATAATCATATATTTGCGAAACAAATATAATTAATAAGGAGAATAAAAATGGCGAATAAAATTGCACAATTAAAAAGCGCATTAGGAGCCGGTGCTAGATCAAGTAAGTATAGAGTTAATTTTTCTGTACCAGCAGCAATTGCTGCTCAATCTAATTTACAAGATGTTGATGCGCTATGCAAAGCAAGCAATTTTCCATCAATGACTGTAGAACCAATTGAAGTTTTTAACCAAGGCAGAAAACTAATTCTTCCTGGTGATACTACGTACACAAATACTTGGACTTTAACTTTTTACAATACTGAAGATCACGGCCTAAGGCGCGATATGATTGCTTGGATGAAAGCAATCGATCATTTCCAAAACAACGAACATAGTGGTAATCCTACTGATGTTATGGGCGAACTATCTGTCGAACAGCTTGATTCGGCTGGTAATCCAACAGCTAAATATACATTCCATAATGTATTTGTTCAAGAAGTTGAAGAATTAGCTGTATCCGCTGAAGAACAGAACACTATTCAAGAATTTGGTGTCACGTTTGCGTTTAGTGATTGGGTTGTTGGTGATGGAGAATTTAATAATCCTGCTGCTGGTAATCCTGCAACCAAAAATGATATTGCCGGTTAACAATAGATAAGAGGGCTTCGGCCCTCTAATTTAAATGAAAGGAGATAAAAATGAATT